CACATATGCAAACTCATCAAGGAATATGATGTTATATGAACCACCACGAATTGCACTTGCCGATGTGGATGCTGCAAGAATGCTTGAACCATTCTCTAAATCTAAACTTCCTTTGTTCCATGAGATTACACCTTGTTGTAACCATTTAGGTAAATGTTCATATCCTAATTGTAATCTTCCTAGAATATCTCTTGCAGTAGATGATTTGTTTGCAAGTATGGCAACATTTACATTTGGATTGAACAAAACATAATGCAAGAGATAAGCAATAATAATTGTTGATTTACCTGACTGTCTAGGAAGTTTACAAATTGTAAAACGATTCTTATGAAATGTTTTGACCATCTTTTTTTGAAACTTGTACATGTTCATAGGTACAAGACCTTCATCTAGAGAAACTATCTTCATATAGTTTTCTATGAAGTAGATAGGGTCACCCATACATTTTTGATATTCCTCTATCTGTTCTTTTGTAAACTCTACAGCAACATTGGCTCTTTTTAAATTTGGATTACCAAGATATTGGTTTTGGTCTGTCATTTTTTACCTTTATCTTTCTTTAATAACTTTTGTAATTCAGCAGTAGAACCCACATACAATGCATTCGTAACATTCTTTGGTGCATTGTTTGGAACTTCTTTTAATCGTTTCATAGCAGATTGTAACTTTCCAAGTTTTTCTGTTACATCTGCAACTTGTGATATGAGATTACCTGCAACTTCAAATGCTCTAGGATGGTCAGACTGTTGTGCAACTTCTAATATACCATCAATGGCATCTTGACCTCTTTCTATTAAATTATAAAAGTTTTCTCTTTGATATTTGTAATCGGCATCAACATCTTCAAGAGTTTCATCTCTTTTGATGGTGAGAGTGTCTGGTTTTTTTTCAACAAGCTCAGTCGTTGATTCTGCAACATCTAGAACTTCATCTAGAATGTCTTTCGTTTTATTATTCATAACTATTTCACCTTTCTTTGTTTGATATTAAGATTTCTTAGAGCATTGAATCTTGAGCGTTTGCCCTGTGGGCCCGTTAGCATATCAGCAACAAATTTTTCATCTGGTCCTTTTAATATAAATTTTCTAGTATTACCACCTTTTGTTATTATATCTGGCACAGGTCTAAAAGAATCTTTGTATGTGTCAATGTATTCCTTTGCAAAACTATAAGCCTTACCTGTGTTATCAGTAATTTCTATATCCTCTACGAGACTTTTTACATCAAAAGGTTTTAAATGTTTAGACAATACTTTTACAATTATATCTTTCATTCCACGATTTCTAGATATAAAACCATTTAAATCTTTTTTTAACTGTGAATGATTTCTATTTTTCATTAACCCAGCTAAATAAGAAAATTGTCTACCTTGTGTCATATCATTACTTCTACTTTTAAAATCATCTGAGGCTTTACCTAAAGCCGTACCACTCATTTCTAGAAATAATTCTTTAAAAGTTTTCATTAGTCTTGGTTCAGTTTATCTGTACCATCCTCTGGGTCAAAGTTTTTAGCATCTTCAAAGAAAGATACTGTTTCGTTAAATCCAAAATCATCATCCGCATCTGCTGTTGTAGGTTTTGGTGTAACAGTATATCTTTGTTCTCTTTTTGGAGCCGCACTTGGCATGTCTGTATATTGGTCAACCTGTACAGTCTTAATAACTTTACTAGATGTAACAGGTCCATATAAGTAAAACTTAACAGTAAACGCAAGTGTATATATGATAGACCTTCTAGTTTGAAAATCTCCTCTATAATCATCTGCGTAATTAATACTGTTTAATACTATAGGAATATCTCTTGCAATGCCCATATCTTCCATATCCTTTATTGTAAGTGTATAGTCTGGTTGAAAGAATGGTAATACTTGTTCAACTATCTGTAAGGCATCCTCTGATTGTTTTGCCATAGCATATAACTCTAAATTTAAATTATATGGAACAGGCATAAACTGTGTATCTAATTTATCAGCATTACTTGCACTTGATTTTACTTTTTTAAATTTTTGTACACGATTTAATTTTCTTGCAGGGTCATATGACATATCCTGTATCTCAAAACCTAATCTAGGTAATGTGATTGCAACTTTACTTTGTAAGTCTGCATCTTGGTCTAGTCTAGTCAAGAATTTTTGTTTAGGACCATATGCTAAAGGTACCTTCATGGATTGTGTTATAACACCACTATTATTTTTTCTTACTATATGAATATCATTAAATAGAGTACCGAATGCAACGATAATCTTTCTAATAGTCTCATGATAGAATTGTCTATTTCCTAACATTATGCACTTACTCCTGCGTCTCCGAATGGATTAGATTCAGAGAAATCTAAAACATTATTATCTAATTGGTCAAACAACTCATTTTGAGCTGTCTTATCCTCTACAAAATCTCCTACATTGTAAGTTTCTTGTAGTAAGAATGATGGGTCACCTGAATCAGCATCATTTTCTAATTGAATACTTTCACCTACTGAGGTTGTATCATCTTCACCGATTATGTTATCACCATCTGTTTCTTCAAGTAGTAAACCAAAATTACTTCTTGCATGTTGTATATTTATATCCTCATTTACGGCAGATGATTGTTCTAATGTAAATTCAAAGTCTCTAGAGTTTCTAGTTAATGCATCCTCAATAGAATCAATATCTGTAATACCTGTGTCAAGTGCATCAGAACCATACTCAAACTGTTTACAACTTAATTTAAATACAGGATTATTATCTAATTGATGAAATGGTTCATCATGGTCTACAAAATTAATCTCAAATATTTTATTTAATATAGGATGAAAAACTAAGTCACCCTCTAGTGGTCTATCAGAATCAGTTGCATCTGTTTCTGTAAGTATGTAAAAGTCACTACCAGATGTAACAGTTTCTAAAACAGATGAATCACTTGATTGGTCTATTGTACCAGATTCTAATAATATGGCACCACCTGTAGTATCTGTTCCACTTTCTAATCTTATTTGTTTTGTTAAATCTTGAAATCTATTTTTATGTACAACTAAAGTTAATTCATTTCTATTTTCTAGACCGAATTGATTCATCAATTCTTTTTCACCTTCATATCCACCTTCTGCATTTTCAACATACATTTCAATAGGAACTTGTGTACTAAATGTGCTGAGTGAATCTTCACCTAAAACATTATCAATGGCAACAGTCGTTCTGTCTATGTAATAAACATCATGACCATATATTTGTATGGCTTCTTTTACTAAGTCACTATACAGATTTTTTTCAGTCTGTATGGATGTACTGTTGTCTGTGTGAAAGGCTTTATTAACTGCCATAGCATTATCCTATCATTCCCCAGATAGGTGTTTCAAATGCTCCTTCTCTAATTGCTTGTTCAAGTTTATCTATTTCTTCTATTGCTTGAGAATAAATTTGTTCACCATTCATTGTTACACCGCCCAACATAGCCACACCATTAAACTTAGAAAGATTTGCCCCCCATTGTTTTTTAATTAAAGCAGTTGCATATCTTTTTAAGTACATATCATTATAGATATCGGTATATGAATCTGGGTCTAATTTACGATAACATTCTATAATTAAAAATTCGTTAGCTGTAATTGCCTCATCAAAATCCATGTCTAAGTATAATCTGTTTTGATGTTGATTAAAACGAATTGGTACTTCACCTACTAATATGTGTTCTAACATATCTAACTGTTTCATAGTCATCTCATAATGAATTATGGATGTAGATGAAAAATCATACAAGTCATTTAATCTTAATTGATAACGAATATCAAACATACTATTTGTTTGTGCATTACTAAAAGGAAATATCTGAATTACAGATAAAACTGATTCTGGCATTGGAATAAAATTTTTACCTTCTGAAAATGATGCAGTAATCGTACTATCTAATTTATCAGTTGCAGTCGTTGTAGAGTTTGTGACAGAGCGGTCAATATCATCTTGGGTTATTTGATATTTTAGATACATTCTTTCAACACCATCATAATGGTATTGAGAAAAATATTGTAATGCTTCATCTACTCTATCATCTACTTGGTCATCTGATACATTAATATCAATGACCCCGAATCCTAGAGCTCTTTTACAGTACGATTTAAAAGTTGCCTTTGATGTAGGTGTTGCCATATTATTATCCTATTTTATTAGTATTTATAATAAATATCATTCAAATATTCGTTGTACAGGTATATCTGTACATTTCTTGTACACTCTTGACATAAGGATTCTAGACCTGATATACTTACTAAATAATTATCTAGCATGAATAGATAATCCGATTAACAACCTGAAAGGAGCTTAATATGTTCAAGAAATTGTTTATCAATGCTCGTTACTTTATCGCTCCACTTTTAATACTAGCAACATTATTTGGTATATTAGAGGGTGGACCATGGGTATGGACAGGTGTATTTTTACTAGGTGTTGGTATAATCATTGACACTTTATACACTCAACAAACTTATGGTGCTGGATTTGATGAAGAAGGCGACACAAATGCTAATCCAATCTTACAGAACTCAGTAATGTATCTTATGTTACCTGTGTTCATAGCATTACAATGTACTCTTGCATATCAGATTTATAGTGGTATGTCAGGTATGGAATTAGTAGGTGCAACAGTATCAGCTGGTATATTTGCTGGTATAGGAATCATCTATGGACACGAACTTGCCCATACTAAAGGATTTAGTTTTGGTATTGCTCGTTGGATGATGGCACTCTCTGGTTCTGCTCACTTCTGTTATGCACATGTGTATAACCATCATTTAGAATTAGGATGTGAGGATGACCCTGCAACTGCTCCAAGAGGTAGAAGTTTATATGCACATCTACCTAAATCTTATTTTGGACAAAGTAAATTTTTATTTACTATGGAAAAACAAAGATTAAGAAGATTAGGTGTTCCTTTTCTTTCTTGGCAAAATCGTTGGATAAGAGGTTATGCTATGTCTTTACCTACAATCGCATTGTTTTGGTATGTAGGCGGTTGGACAGGTATAGCATGTATGGGTCTATTGTGGTTAATATCTAACTTTGAGTTAGAGGCACTTAACTACTTAGAACACTATGGATTGATTAGAGAAAGAGGTGCTCCAATAGACTATAGACATTCGTGGGATAACTCTACAATGTTTACTAGTTGGTTCTTTATAGAAATTGGAAGACAAGCCGACCATCACGATAGAGGTGAAACTCACTTCTGGGAATTAGATGAAGTCGGAGCACCAAACTGTGGTAATGGTTACTTTACATTATTCGCACTAGCTTTATTCCCACCATTGTTTCATAAGTATATGGAAAAACAATTAGAAAAATGGGATAATGAAGAAGCATCAGAAGGTGAATTAAAGATTGCTAAAGAAATGAATGCAATCGCAGGATATAATTCATAAGGATTTATTTTGATGATTTACAAAGGGCCTTCGGGCCCTTTTTTTTAGTCTGATATTGTGTTACCAGCATCAACCCATGCATTTACAACTTTTGCATCTAAATTATTATCATCTCTAGGCACAAACAAAACATTACCATTAGTTAAGGTAACTTTGTTGGCACACCAAACATTATCTGCTGCTGGGTCTTTATTTTTTTCTACTTTACTTATTTGTTCTACTGTAAAATTTGACATAATATACTCCTATAATTCTGCACTTAAATTGGCAGCTAATGCACATTGACACATTTGATTTACAGTTAGTGATGCATCTAGGTTCAAAGCTATTCTGCCTCCATTTGCACCTAAATTAGATGTAGCTACACCTGTTGTATTAGCACTTCCACCTACTGTACTAAATCCACCTGTTGCAACATGAGTTGCTGTTGGGCCTGCTCTCATTCGTGGATTAAAATCCATCATATGCGTCCAAACAGTTGCACCAGACAAATTAGTTGGTGGTAATTTTGTACCATTTTGAATATAATATCTTTGACATCTAAATAAAGATTCTTCAAAAGTTTCAAATTGAAATGGTGGTAAAGATGTTGAAGTAAACTCACCTATTTCAAATTGTAAACCTGTGATATAAAGTTCGTTATCTGTGCTACTACCTATAAATGCTGTTTGTCCAGCTGCAAAGTTTGCCGTTGTAGAAGATTCCCATGTGCTTGGTAATGTGCCTGATGTAAAGTTACTACCGACACCTAAGAAAAATTGTATTCTAAATGAATCGTTAGCGTCATTGTCCAATGCACCTGTTGTATCAGCAGGGAAGTTTATTACCTTTTTCTCCCAAGTATCAGCGTCTGAAATAGTTACTAATGCACCTACCCTTCTATTATTATCCGAATCAACAAGATTTACTGTAAAGTTTCCTGTAAGGTTTGAACGAATCCAAAATGCTAAAGTAGTTTTTTCTGCATTAGATGTTCCTTTTTTCATTACTTGAAAATTTTGACCTTCACATCTTTGCTCAAAAGTAAATAAATCACCTGCACCTGGGCTAGCGTCTGCTGTGGTACAATCTATTTTAAATGATTTTGCAAATCCTTGACCTGATGGTACAGTTGTGCTTTGCGATATAGTGTATGCCCCATAACTATCAATATTTGTTCTCCACCTATCAGTCGCATGATAATTGTCCGTGCTTGCACCAGATGTACTTGTTCCTCTTTCAGCTATAGCCATATCACCATTTATAAGTAGTGGGGTAGCAGTCTTTCTTTTCTCAAAGTTTGTTGAGTTTGTAAATGCTCTTGTTATTGCCATCTTAACTCTCCAATGCTTCTATTCTTGCGATTAATTGTTTGATTACTGAAATATACATAGCATCTTTTTCTGTTAGTTTACTTAATTTTGCTACATTGTCTGGTATGATACCATAGTCTGGGTTATCTTCACCTTGTGCTCCACCTTTTTTAGGGTCAATCGCTTGAGTTCTAGCAAAATAATTATCAACACTCTCTATGTCTTGACCAGTAAATCCTCTTATTGTACCAGCCTTATGCATCTCTGGGTTTTTCCATGTAAAAGTTTTAGGTTCAAATTGTTTAAATGTATCTATTGAATATGTAAAGTCTTGTATGTTTTCTTTTAGTCTTGAATCTGATATTGAACCAATACTTGTATCGGTAGCAGTTAAATCACCATTTTGTTCAATCTTAAATCTTGCTGTTGTACTAGAAGAACCATCAGCAGTAACATTAAATTGTAATCTTGTAGGTAAATCGTTTCCGCCTGGTGAACCATCAACAGCTGCAATTATAACAGCACCTTGTGAGGCAACATCTGTACCATCAGCACCAGCAAATACAATTACTCCTAATTCATCATTTTGTTGAACAACAGTATTAGAACCTAGTGATGTTCCTCTTGATTTAGCAAATCTTAATGTTGGTGCTGTTGTGGCATTTGCATTACAAGTTAAACTCATGGATGAATTTGCAAAAGTAGTGCCCTCTATTTGAACTACATTTGCTCCATTTCCACCTACATCTCTAGCACTACCACCACCTATTAAAACAGATGAACCTGATAAAGCATGAAATGTGTTAGCAGTAAATTTAAAGTCATCTGCACCAGCAATCTTAATATCTATTTGGTCATCTGTGTCAGCAGTAAGTGTTGTATCACCATCATCATCAAGTATAAATTCGTTACCCTCTAGGTCTCTTGTTGCAACAACATTTGCAACATTAAAACTTCCATATGCAACAATATGTAATATATCTCCAGCACTTGCACCTGATTGTAATACAACCGATGTTCCATTAGTTGCAACATAGTCATCTGTTTGATTTAAATGTGAACCATTTAGATATACATCTATTTGTCCAGCAGTGTATGAAAGTGATTCAGAATCATTATCATTTCCTGTAAAGGTTGTTTGACCAGCCGTTGCTGTGTAATCAAACTCTGACCTAGTTGCACCTTTTGCAAAATCTCTACTTCGTGTCATTATTATTGAATCCTATTGTTTCTTGTATTTATACATTATTTATAAGAGTTTCTTTCCTTTAAACCAACTAGGTAAACCTAAAAATGGTCTATCATCATATTTATTATCTTCCCACCCTTTTTGATTAGTATCATTGTAATGTAAAAAAACTTGTCCACATAACTGGCCCTCAAATTTATTACGCCAATGATGTAACTCACACCCAGAGTATATTAACATATCACTAGGATTTAATTTAATCTCTATCTCTTTTCCTTTTGTATCTTCTAGATATATGGGCCAAATGTCACCGCCCAAGTTTAGTGTTGTTGATACCTCACAAGAATATCTGTCTGTGTGTTTTTCTAGTTCTGCTCCTTTCTCGTATAATCTTGTATACGAATATGTAGGTGATAATTTTAATCCTGTTTCTTTACTCATCTTTTCAGTCAATAAATCTAAAACAGTTTCCATGGCTATATCTGAATATACACTATAAGATTTAGGACATTGTATATCACCATACTTTCCAAAATCATCATCATGTTTAGATATATAAGTGGTACTTTTTAAAGTTCTAAATGTTTGTCTTTTTAATTGTAAATAATCAAACAGAAATAAAGCAACATCTAAAGGTATTGCATTTCTAACTATTTTATATTTGTTTTTTTTAAAACTCACACACCACCTTCATTGTTTAATATTCTATTTGAAATTACTTGTATATTAAAATGTATAAATTTAAATTTACCACCCTCAGATAAAACATATTCATGAGGTAAGTATGAAGGGAAAAAATACATATGACCAGGTTCTGGTCTATAGTTTAACATTCTACTATAAGGACCAAGTTCTGTTTCATCTTTTACAGGTAATGATATCATAGCGGCACCTGGTCTAGGGTCATGAAATAAAGGATATGAAGCCTTATCATTTTCTAAAAAATAAAAACCTGATATATGAGAGTTTTCATGTATATGTATTCTATGATGACCACCACCATCTCTTGCAAACTCTTGAACCCACATACTTTCATAAAGTAAAGTAAAATTACTTAAATCAACACCCCATGTATTTAATAAATTAAAAGCAGTTGCTCCTATGTAATCTGTTAGATATTTTAATTTAGGGTCATCTTCTATGGAAACAGAATGATAAACATGACCAAAGTCTGTTCCTTTTTTTTCCATAGTTTCTTTATAACGCTGATGAGCATCATCTAGGTGTGGTTGACAAAGTTTATTTGTTTTCTCTACCCACTCTGCTTTCTCAGTTGTATAAAATGGTGTTGCAAAATGTTGTTCATATAATTCATTCATGGTATACTCCTATTTATATCCTGGCCCATAGTTCCATTGTACTAATGATAATCTAGTTCCTCTTGTCACAGGTGATACTCTATGCCAAGTATAACTAGGAAAGACAACGATAGAACCTCTGGGTAATATTTCTCTACATGTTATTATTTCACTTTTGTTGGGTTCACTTTTATTTCTAATATCAAATTGTAAAAGTCCACCTTCATATTCTTCTTGGTCTGATAGTGAAACTGTAACAGATAATTTTCTCATGAGATTATCTCTATTTTTTTCTGGTTGATAAAACTCGCCATCAGAATCAGTATGCCATCCATAATACTGACCTTTATCATATATTGTAAATTGACAAGCCTCAGAATCAACAATATCAAAGTTCCAACCTGCCATTTTATTTGCTCTATTTACATAGTAAAGTAATTCTCTTTTTAACCATATATCCTCTATCCATGCTATATTAGAATCTCTTTTCTTTTTTACTTCCTCTACTTCAAATTTATCTCTAGGGTCTCTGTGACCTGTTGCACCCATTTTTATATTATTAGATTTACCTTCTTTTATAATTTTATCACATAGAATTGATGAAAATGCTGATTTAAAATAATAATAATTTTTTTGATATTTCATTTATTCTTTTTCTCTTAGATTAACTAAAAAATTAACTGAACCAGTTATTCTTTCTTCATCTGTTATTTTTTCCTCTACCCAATGTTGCATATCACTAGGAAACATTATAATATAACCATCTTCACATTCATAATTTATTTTACTATTATACCATTTTAAATATGTAGGATTATCTTGTGTATTTTTCACATATACGACACATGATACATCTCCAGCGTGTTGATGTATTGGATTAGTATCACCTTTATTTGCATAGTTAATCCAAAAATCATTATCACTATCACCTGGTGCATTTCTAACTGTACAACATTTTCTTAAATCTTTAAAATCTATATTTTTTGTTTTGTGAATATAATATTCACATAGTCTTATCATAAAAGGAAAACAAAAAGATTTATCTAAATCATATGAGCCAATAGTTACTTGATAAGAATTATTACCTTCATTTAGATGTTCTTTTAAAAATCCTAACTCATGGTTCTTATACCATCTATATTTTTCAGTCCATTGATTCCATTCGTTATGAATTATTTTTGGTATTTTTACCTCTAATAAAGGACAACCATCTATTGGCCATCTAACTATATTTT